ATGTCATTGATTCTACTAAAGCATTCGCTTCTCTTTTATCTATTGCCATTATTTTATTCTCCATAGTCGATATGAATTATCTTCTATTTTTCTTGTAAGAACTTTTATTCCAACCTCACTTGCTCTAGCTCTTAATCTATTGCATTTATTTAGATTACATACAACTGAGTCTCCAACCTCCATACTTTTTAATAACGAAGTTACTGTCTGAGGTATGGGAACATCTTTTTCTATTTTTAAATCCATATATTTCTCCAAAAATACATTAGGGTATACAATAACCCTAGGTGCGAGGAGTAGTCTTGGTATTAAGACTACTCACTCGAGTTATTTATTTACTCTCTCTGGTAAATAAATTATTTGTCCCAATCGAAATCATCATCATCTGACTTTGATTCTTCTTTAGGACTTTGCGAAGGAGCTGACTTACTGCTTGTCTCAACTGCAAGAAACTTAGCAATCTTGTTCTTGTCGTCCCACTTCGTTCCGTCTCCCTTATCTCTACCAACTTCAACACTGACCTTGGCTTTGAAAGGAATGTTTAACATGCTCTCTAACTGTTCAAGACCAAAGGCATCAACATCAGCTTCCATGCCCATGGATCTTCTCCAGTCTCTTATTCTGCTGATAGATACGTTTAACCCAGCTCCTTCGAGCATGAATGTTTCCCATATCTTACGACCTGAATGAGTAGGGCCTGTCACATCAAAGGTAATTGATAAGTATCTATCACCCTTAGCACTAGTTTTATTCTCCCATCCAGTAGCTACAAATTCGTAGTCACCGACTGGCATAAGATCAAACGATCCACCTGTATCCTCGACATCAGTCAAGTTTAAATTAAAATCATCAGACATATTATTCTCCTTTTTTAGATTTTAAAGATTCTTTAAATGCAGACATGAACGCTGTCCAATCAAGATCCAAGGGAGCATTCCCTAAATCAACTCGACTCTTGGCATCAAATGCTGCGGTGTATTTATGAAACAACTTACGCTTGCCGTATGACACAGCCCTGGTTGTTTCCTTGAAACCCTGTCCACTAGTACGAGTTGATACCTCGTAGTTTGCAAACAGGTTGAAGTCTACCCACTCACGTATCATTGCTGATACTTTCTTATGAGTAGCCATCTCCCAACGATCATAGGGCTCACGCTCTGGATCATTAAAAGTTCTTATGCCTACATGAGATAGTAAGATGATGTGCATCTTCTTCTTTTGTAGGGCATCAAACATTCTTAGTAGTCTGCCGAATAACTCAGCAGATTCTGTAAAACCTTTTCCATATCCCATAGACTCAATAGATTTTTGTCCATGAATCTGACATACCTTTTGCTGTACTAATTTCTCAGCCCAGTCAGTTGTATCAAAGACCACTGTCTTGTAGTCATGATCTTCTTCATACAAAGTTTTGATTTGTATTAGTATGTCGTCATAGCTTTCACATAAAGGAAAGGATGCTGTATCTATATAGTTAGTACCAGCTTCTGTCTTTATAAAGATAGGGTTTGGTGCTTGACTTGCAAAGGTAGTTTTACCAATGCCATCTGTACCAGATAGGTTTATTTTAATTGAAGGGATTTGTATCCCTGTGGTTACGCTATTCAACAGGCTCATAGTTTTGCACTCCTTGTGACATCATTTCGTCTGCTATGGTTTCTACATCGTCAACAATCATTAATATTTTATTAACCCAAGCTTTGTGTAAACCTGGTGCAACATCTCTTTTGATACGATCACGTATCTCTTGTACTACATCATTGTGTGAAATCATTTCTCAGCTCCTTTTAATGGATCAACGAACTGGATGTATGGTCGTTCATTAATCTTGGTTTGTAATCCTTCTTGAAACTTATCAAAGATGTCTTGATGATTTGCTTCTATCATTTTAGATAGAGCAGTATCTTCTTTGTATACAGTTGTGAAAGGAAATAGATCTTCAGGTATCTCGTCTTTTACTTTAGATAAAAAACTCTGATCCCATGATCTTGTTATTTTATAATTAACTCGTAAGTCTTTTGGTATGACACCATTAAGATGTACCCGAGTAGATCCGCCAGTGTTAGAAAGTCTGTTGACTTGCTTATGCACATCGGGATGTTTAGTGATTGCAAAATCAAGCTGTGCACTTTGTTCTTTTAGTTCAGCTTGTTTTGCTAGATTCTTTTTCTTCTCCATCAAAAGTTGAGGTAGAGATAGCGTAGAATAGTCTTTCATATAAGGCTCCATTTTTTAAATACAAGATAGATGATACGCCTATCAAAAATATTGTCAACACTTTTGTAATAAAATTCTTTACTTATTGTAAAGAGCAATGTTAAGATGATATTTGGTATGAGTTAATGAAGTTATATATCAAATATAAAACTCCTCACTCAACCCCCTATAAGAGCATTAACTTATACCATTCTATATAAGGAGAACTATGGAACTTAAAGACTACATTGTTAAAAGAGGTGAAGATAAGTTAGCCAAAGACTTAGGTGTATCTATTGATACTGTTAGATCTTGGCGATACGGAACCAGGCAACCCTCAGTCAATCAAGCTAAGAAACTTATTAAAATGACAGGCTATGCTTTAGGTTGGGAAAACATTTATGGATCAGTAGACGAATGCCAATAGAAATAAAACCAAACACAGTCGGACAAGACATAGCCAATGATGAGCGTAAAGATATGCTCATGTCATATCATGAAAATAATTTTCATCTAATACCATGCGGATCTACAAACGACATCATACCTGAATACTTTAAAAGCAGACATCCCTTTGAAGACGATATGGTTTTACAAAAGCGTTGGTCAAAAACACCAAGAGTAAAATGGGCTGACTATATAGAGAAGCAACCTACTCTTAATGAAGTCAAGCAATGGTATCTACAATTTAAAGATTGCAACTGGGCAGCAATTACAGGCGTAACATTTGTAGTGCTAGATGCAGACACCCAAGAGGCATGTGATTTCTGTGAGTCAGGTCAGATAACAAGAACAATGTTAAAACAAAAGACACCTCGTGGTGGCTATCATTACTTCTATGCAATCAATGATGATCTAAAGATAAGAAACACTACAGGTAAATTAGATATAAGAGGAGAGGGTGGCTATGTCATGGTCAGTCCTTCTGTTAATTATCAGTTCGAGGTAGTTGAAGGAGCTGTCGTAGATTCACTTGATGATTTACCTACTCTTAATAGTCAAGACATGAATATTATTTATGACTATAACAACACAGGTAAGATCAACACAGAAAGTAAAACACCACTAACAACAGATGGTGTGCAAACAGGAATGCGAAACGACACCCTTGCTAGGCTAGTAGGTAAATGGATACTAGAGGGTTGGGGCATGAGAGAAGTTGTAATCAAAGCATTGGATTGGAATCAAACAAACAACCCACCTATGAGTGTGCAAGAAGTATTAAATACAACTCAAAGCATTTGTACTGGACACTTGAAAAGAAATCCTGAAGACGAGACAGGCATACAGAAATGGAATACAAGTCAGTGGCAGATACAATTAACAGATGATTTAAAAGAAATCATGGATCAAGAAGATCCTATAATAAAAGCTAAGGATGATATACAAAGCGATCCTCTTGGACTCAAATCATTTAACGATCCCTTTTGGGATTCAATGGACAGCAGTAGGATTGAGCAGTATTGGGGAGATGCTTTTGTCTTTGAACAATCCAGAGTCTTACTGTTAGGTAAACCAAAGATAGGTAAGTCGCATTGGCTAGGAGCATTCGCGGCAGCAGCTACTACAGGCACAGACTTTATGGGTATGAGTTTCTCAAGACCTATCAAAGTAATGTGGCTACAAGCAGAGATCATTCATGAGTTCTTAAAGAAAAGAATCGAGATGTATTATCAACCCTATCATCATGATCCCGAACTATACAACTTAGGTAAGTCAAACCTTATAGCATCTGGTAGATTAAGAAAGAACATCATGAGGGACAGCGACATAGATGCTATCGCAGAGAGTATAGAGTTTCATAAACCAGACTTGGTAATGATAGATCCTATTATTAATTTCTTTAGTGGAGAAGAGAACTCCAACTCAGAGATACATGAGATGTTATCAAGAGTAGATAAACTTATTGAACTATATAAAGTAGCAGTGATCATTGCTCACCATACTGGTAAAGAAAGGGCAGATGATTTGTCGTTCATGTCAGCTAGGGGTGGTAGTGCTTTCGCTGGGTGGATGGATTCAGGTGTCAAGCTGTCGGGTAAGAAACCAAACATAACATTATTCTATGAAGCTCGTAATGCAAGAGAACCTGATCAGCATCTAGCATACTTTGATTTTGAAAAAGGATACTTTAAAGTAGTAGATGCACAAGACAGTCCCGATGAGGTAGAGATTGCAAGAGTAGTAGCATCAGGTATGAGCAAACAAAAGTTTTATACAAGACAAGAACTAGAACTATTAGCAAGAGAAACTCTTAAAGAAAATGAGATGGCATCAGGAGAGAGGGCCGCTCGTTATGCAGTGAGTTATGTGCAGAAGTATCTAGGCGAAAGAGTAAAGAATCATAACGTACCTGGTAAGAATACTTGGTATTATTTAGCAGACAATGAAATGAAACGACCTTGGAAAGATGATTAACCCATATAAAATAGAAGGCCCTGCACTCATTAGCTTTAGTGGTGGAAGAACATCAGGCTTTATGTTGCACAATATAATACAAGCACATGGCGGTAAGTTGCCCGATGATATTCATGTAGTCTTTGCTAATACAGGCAAGGAAGCACCCGAAACATTAGACTTTGTAAACGACATAGCAAAGAAGTGGGACATAAACATACATTGGTTAGAGCTTTACTTTGGTGATGAGCGACCTATCTATAGAACTAAAGAGGTCACATACGAAACAGCATCAAGAAATGGTGAGCCCTTTGAAGCATTGCTTGATCATAGAAAATATTTACCCAACCCAGTAACTAGATTCTGCACATCAGAGTTAAAGATAAAAGTTATGTACAGGTTTATGAGAAAGATTAAAGGATACAAAGAATGGTTTAATGTAATTGGTCTTAGACATGACGAACCTAGAAGAGTAGCAAGTGCAATGAAACAGTACGAGGTATGGACAAACATAACTCCTATGAATGATGCCAAGCATACAGTCAAAGATGTATCAGAGTTTTGGAAGAAACAAAACTTTGATCTAAACCTAACGAATGCAAATGGTAAAACTCCTGCTGGTAATTGTGATTTGTGTTTCTTAAAAGGCATGGATACAACACTATCTATATTAAGAGAAAGACCAGAGATGGCAGATTGGTGGATCAAACAAGAACAAAAGTTTGGTGAACATCAAGGAGCTACCTTTAGAAAAGACAGACCAGGATATATAAAGCTCGTTGATATAAGTAAGAGTCAACAAGAATTATTTAATGATGACGATCAGATGACATGTTTCTGCCATGATTAAGATAGATAAGGAATCATTAAATGAAGCTATGAATGATGTCAGCATAGGATTGATCATGTCCTTTCCGATTAGCTTTGGTTTGCTTAGTCTGTGTAAATACTTAGAGGTAAGTCTTGTAGCTACATCATTAATTCAAGTAGCAGTCTTTACATGTATAGCTATAGTCAGGAAGTATATGGTAAGAGTTTATTATAAGAGAAGACAAAGATGAATGTATTAAGTTTGTTTGACGGTATGTCATGTGGTCGTATTGCTTTGGATCAATTAGGAATCAAGGTAGATAACTACTATGCCTGTGAAATAGATAAGTATGCAATGCAAGTAAGCCAAGCAAACTATCCTGAGATCATACAGCTTGGAGATGTTTGTGATGTTAAGTCAGAGGATCTACCAAAGATAGATCTTATTCTTGCTGGTAGTCCATGCCAAGGATTTAGTTTCGCGGGTAAGCAACTCGCCTTTGATGATCCAAGGTCAGCATTGTTCTTCGAGTTCATTAGATTATTAAAAGAATGTAAGCCAAAGTATTTCTTACTAGAGAATGTAAGAATGAAGAAAGAATACTTACAAGTAATCAGCGAACAGGTGTCAGCATGTTATCCAGAGATACCCTTTGGTATCGAGCCGACTATGATATGTAGCAGTCTTGTTTCTGCCCAGTCAAGGAAGAGATATTACTGGACGAACATACCCAATGTCACCCAACCTGAGCAAAAAGGCATAGTTTTGAGGGACATATTGGAGACGAGAGTTAATCAAGATAGATTATCGGACATGACTAACCAAGATAATAAAGCCTACTGCCTAACAACAACCTATCCTTGTGCTAGACCTCAAAGAAGTATGGAGAAATCTGAGAAGAGTATGATTCCTGTTGAAGATACTGTCCCCAATTCAACGACACTTATATATGACAGCAAAGATAAATCACACAAGCCAATCAAAGTAGGTATGAATGTAGAAGAAGTAAAAGTAAGGAAGCATGAGGTTGATATACCTGGTTTACAGCAATGTATCTTAGATCATTATGATAAGTGTGGTAAGAACAAACAACAAATAGCAGAAGAACTAGAGGATAAGTATTCTACTGTTGAACATTACTTTAGAAAGTTAGGTAGTGATTTCTTTTCTATACCTTCTGAAGAACATTGGCTTCAATTAAAAGATATTCTTGGTATAAAAACAGACACCTTTGATGCACAGATTATGGAGTTTGAATACAGAGATGGTGTCTATGAAACAAAGCAAAGAGTATATAGTGAGAATGGTAAGTCTCCGACACTTACTGCTGGAAATAAAGAACAATACATAGAGACAAGTGACAAGCCCATACAAGTAGGCATAGCAACAGACATCAACGGACATGACATACTTAAGAGAGTCTATAGCGAAGATGGTAAGTCACCTACTGTTAATACCTGTCAAGGTGGCAACAGAGAACCCAAGGTGGTAGTTGATGAGGCCTACTGGCGTAAGCTAACACCCCTAGAATGCGAGAGGTTGCAGACAGTACCCGACAACTACACAGATCATGTCAGTAATTCTCAAAGATTTAAAATGCTAGGCAATGGTTGGACGATTGAAGTAATCAAACATATATTTAAAAACATGGAGAGAGACAATGACTGAATGGCATGGTGGAAAAGGTAGTCGTGATCGCATAAAAGATCGTGATAAATTTAATGAGAACTTTGATAGAATCTTTGGTAAGAATAGAGATAAAGGAGAGAAAAAGAAACAAATGTCCCAAAAGAAAAATGATCCTGGTTGTACAAAAATTATACAAAAACGTACGTGCAATGAAGAAATGGCGAATTGCACACCCCCCTCTGAAAGGTGCATTCCTATGCGATTTAGGTGTCTGTGCGGTTGTGCAGTTGCACATGCCTGCACATACGCACATGCACCTCTGAAAGCCCTAGTTTTACTGGTACGTGCGGTTGTGCGTACGTGCATCTCTATAGAGAACTATAGAAAGGTGTGTATTAACATACACCTTTACTTAGGAGAGATAGTATTCTCTAGTAGAAATCTTGTTAGAATATAGACATGGAAGAGAAAAAAAAATTAACAAAAAAACAGGAAACATTTGTCGACCTTATGGTGTATCAAGATTATAAGCAGACGAAGTGTGCTCATCTTGCGGGCTATGAAAATCCAGGGGTTGCAGCAACGAGGTTGTTGAGTGATCAGCAGTATGCTCATGTGCAAGAGAAGATCATGGAACTCAAAGCTGTGCAAAGAGCTAAGAATGAAATTACTTTTGAAGGCATAGCAACTAAGTTGGGTGAGATAAGAGATGTTGCATTAGCCGATGGAAGTTATGGGCCTGCGGTTACAGCAGAGATTGCAAGAGCTAAACTTGCTGGGCTTATGGTAGATAGGAAAGAGTTGAAGATTCATAAGATAGATAACATGAGTAGGGATCAGCTAGAGAATAGATTGAAAGAATTGGTGTTAGAGAATCAGATTATCTTGGGTACTTCGGAAACTGTAGAAGATGATAAAGATCTTATTGAAGATCAGACTGATCAAGAATAGCTTTGACTCTATCTTCTGCGTCCTTTAACTTGCGTTCGCAATACTTTACGACCTTAGTTCCTTCTTCAAAAGATTGGATTGATTCTTCGAGGGATATGTTTTCTTTTTCTAAGGAGCTGACTAAGTCTTTCAACTTAGCCATGCCTTTTTCAAATGTCATTAACTTACCCTTTGCACACAATATCTTTTAGATGTTGCGTCCTTCCAGAATTGGAACTTGCGATCCTTGAAGTGTGCTGTGTAGAAGTTTGATCTGTATTTGTAGACCTCATCTCTACTTAAACCTGTAATCGTATCTCCGATTAAAAGTTTATCGAGTGCTTGTGTAAATGGTGTTCTAAAGTTTGCTTTCTTTAGTGGCACATCTTTTTCTATTTTAAATCCCATTGTTCTCTCTCCTTTTTTGGTTAAATAATTTTCTTTGCCTTTCGTGTTCATCTCCTTTCATCATGTCAATAAGATCCTCCTCACTATGTGGGCTAGGAATATGCTGCTTATGGTTAGAGTTAGACCATTCAATTACTTGGCTATCATCATTGTATGTAATGGTAAACTGCCAAGGTTTTTTAGGATCTTTCTTTTCGTCAAGGATCATCTTGACTTCTTTACGCCACTTCTCCAGCTTGATAAGTGTGCGTTGTCGTTCTACTTTTAGATCATGTTCTGTCATTAGATACCTCTTTAATAAATGTTTTAGTTTGTTCATTTAAAGAATAATCTCTATCGGAATCTGCATAAGATTCCTCAACTCTCTTGCGTAAATCTTCTTTGCTGTAGTCGTTTAAAACTAAATTGCCTTTTTCTATTTCATTTACTAACGCATTTAATACTAAAGAGTTCCAATAACCCAAACCCTCGCCACTATCAGTAGTAAGATAAATACCCTCGCCCATTACTTTTTTATCAATTTCATTATCTATGCTCATAATAAAATTGTCCCATTCTTTATAACTCATTAGTCATTCTCCTTGTTGATACTTTGTTCTATATATGTTCCCCATTGATCAGCCATGGCCTTAGCAATGCCTGTGTAGAACATACTCCTTTCTTTACCCTTGCCACTACCTATCCACCAAATCCTATGCTTTTCTTTAGGGTGTAGTTTGTCAGTAGCTTCCTTAACATTATCTGTTTCAGTCAGCTTGGGTAAATCTTTTAGCCATAAGCAAGTGCGTTTGTATTCTTTGTGTCCAAACTGATAAGGGTTAATCGTTTGATCTGATTTCCTTATGTAAGATGAGATAACACTTACTGGATTCTCAATGGCTATATGTTTGATTGGAGCTTCCATAAGTTTTTTGACAAACTCAATAGCCTCATCTCTTAAATACATTGGTTTCTTACCCTCAGTAAACCACCTTGCTCCACTAACAGATAGATGAGTACATGGTGGGTGTCCTATCATTAAGTCCCAACCTTGATCCAAGATATCAAAGACATCTCCCTCATAGTGTCTATCTTGTATATCGCTTTCGCATGGTAGTATGTCGCAAGACCAAGCGTCAAAACCTAGTTCAAGGAATGCGTCCCTTACTGTTCCACTATACTCACAAGCAACTAATACTTTTATATTGCTTCTATCCATTGACTACCTCCTCTATCTCAATGACATGGGCAAAGTCATCACACTCAAAACAGTATGCGTCCTTTCCTGCATGGTTAGTAATTGGTTGACCATTCACATCTTCCATAGTCCATGATTGCGTCCTACATTCTTCGCATACGCTTATCATGTTTGGCTTCTTTAGTTCTATGCTTATGAAATCATCTAGGTAATAACCCAGTTCATTCATAAAGGTAAGATTAATTTGCGAGTGTAGATCAAGTAAGTCTTTGGCTTGAATATCGAACTCCAAGCCACCTCTTATTTTTAATATATATGTTTGCATTATTCACCCCTTAGTAATGGTTTTATTTGTATGCTGTTATTTTCTAACTTAGACCAATGCTCTTTGCCCTCTCTTAAAATTGGTTTAAAATCAGAAAGTTCCTCAATGGAGTCAACTTCTACAGTCATATATCTTTTATTTCGTTCAACCCATTCTATTTCAACTTTAATACTCATTAGTCTTGCTCCTTTAAATATTTCTCTCTTAAATCTTCTGTAAATTTAAAAGCGTTTTCTAAATGCTCATGGCCATTAGGAATATTAAACTCCTGTTGTAGTTCTTGTAATGCACAATGTATGCTTTCAAGTTTTGAATGTTCTATATCCATTCTATGCTCCTATATTTATCCAATATCCTGCACTGTAAACATGCAGTCTATATGGTGTTATTTTTTCTTCGACTTCTAAGTGGCTACCACAAAAATAACCAACTGCTTCGTCCATTAGGTCAAAATCTTTCTTCATGATGATTGCTTCTTGTTCATCTTTCCAATGCCATGGCTCAGATTTTTTTCCTAAATTGTTTAGCTTGTAGAGTTTCTGTGCAAGTTTGTTAAACCTTTTAAACCCTACTTCTAATTCATCTCTTGTGTATTTCTTCTTTGCCTTTGGCATTTCGTTTACTAAAGTTAGTCCCATTGCTACACTTCCTCAGCGTTTATTTCTTCACGGTCATCTATATGTTCCCATTTAATATCATCACAATTTTCAAGGGCTAAATCTTCTGCTTGTTCCCAATCAGTAGCCATGACAACTGTTTCCTCTACTATTGTTGTGACTCGTCTCACAACAAATTCTTTTAAGTCTTGTTTAGTTATATTCATTTTCGTTCTCCTCATAACATACGCCACAAAGCATTTTATCTTTAGGCACTTGGTTTAAATCTTTGTAGCCATTATCTGCATAATTATTGTTATCAATAATATAATCAGCTTTATAGCCACACTCATTGCAACACCCTCTATCCATTACGCCCTCACTGAATATTCATCTTCACTTAAACCAACTTCAATAGAACCACCATTGGCAATTCTTTCTAGTTGGTCATCTTCTAAATGTAAGTTGAAAGCAAAGTCATCTCTACTTACTAGATATGAATCTTCCCAAACATCTTTGTTATATTTAGGATTGAATCCACTAGCATAGACAACTGTGCTATTAGTTTTTGGTGTCTTATCTTTTGGTGTTTGATAAGCGTTCATTAAATAAATGCCATCATCTTTTACAAGATAGAAAGATTTATCTGTTGTGTATTTATCTCTATAAGCTACTTTGAAATTACTAGCTTTGATAGTTTCCTTAGCCAACTTGACTAAAGACTTGTTAGAATTAAATTTTAATCGTGTCATATTTGTTCTCCTTTTTATTTATGATACTCACTAATTATACTCTTATTGCACACATTTTCAACTATAGACACACACTTTATAAGATAACAGAAGATAAAAAAAACATTAGATAAACACTTATTATTCTCAAAAACCACATCTTACCCACACATTGCCAAAATTTTTGCGTCCTGCTGGGTGTTAATGGATCATAACTTTTTGCGAACCAGCTAAAAATCGGAGCTGATCTTTTTGCGAGCTTGTGCGTCCTAAAGAATTTGCGATCCATTGCGTAAAAAAAAAATCAGACATAAAAAAAGAGGGCCTTGCGGCCCCCTTCAGTGTATCTAAGTTTTGGAGAACTTAAAGTCTATGGATATAGACAAGGCGAATGATACTACCCCGCCTGGAAATTGTAAAGTTTCTCATTCTTCCCCCTTAAAAAAGATCAGAACGCAGATCCCGAATACAGCTCCGCATATAAAAATTGCGACTGCTGGAATGATAGCTACATAATGACCTGTTAATGTGATCGGAACCATGACAGCTAATGCCGCCATGATCCCATTGATAGTTCCGATTTTTAAATCCTTCATTACGCCACCTCTGAACAGTCATACATCATATTACAGATCATGGCCGTGTATGAATCTTCGGGAACTTCTACACTAGCACCATCAAACCAGTCCATATACCAATATTCAGTAAGGTTAGGATAGATCCTGCATTCATCACTAGGCCCACCCCATGAAAACTGAAGTCTATAATATCCAGCGTTTTTACCGTCAGCTTCTACATGATCCCAACTTAACGCTGTTTGATTTACATAATCAAATAGATCCTCATATTCGTGGTAATAGTTGCCTTTGTGTTTATCAACAGCAATCAGAGCTATTTGCTCTCCTTCTGTTGCATCTTCCATTGCTTCAAAAAATTCCGATGCGGCTTTAAAGTCTGCTTCAGTCTCATTGAATTTTTCTTGTACTAGATCAGCACATTTTTTTTCTTGTTCCATTGTTAAGTTCTCCTGCTTTCGCTTATTATTTAACAGCTTTAATTATAGCATTTTACCTACACATTACAAGCACTCAATTATCTGCTGGGGATCTGATCGGATCGGAAACTTGCGGCCTCCTGCGTAGATCAAAAACTTTGCGACCTATTGCGTACTAAAATAAATGTGCGTCCGATTGCGTAGATAAAAATTCCAGGAATAAAAAAAGGGAGCTTCTCAGCTCCCCATGTTAGGCCCCCAGTCCTATTTTAATTTTCCGTCAATAATAATAAAGTCTCTTGACATATCTCTATGACTGACAGAATCCAATACTTCGCCGCCTTTGTCTATCCAAACTTGAACATAAAAAGGTTCTTCATACCAGCCATTATCTTTAGCTACCTTAGACCAAAAATCTCTAGCCTTTTCTACTTTTGATTTAAGACTCATATCGAACCTCTCTCATATTGTTGAAGTGTCTTTTGATTTCAATATCAACTTCGTAAAATGTATCACAAGACATACAATGCCAATCTTCTATTTCACCAGTACAATTGTCTCCAACATAAGTTAAATTATCTTTGCAGCATTTAGGACATTTTTCTATACTCATATTTTACTCCTGATCGGAGAGAGAGGCTTACGCCCCTCTCTTAGTTATAATATTATCAACCTTCATTGAGAATGTAGGTTGTACTTCATAAGATGGTCTATAACTAATTGATATATTAGCCATAGTTTTCTTATAGT